TGTTGTGCCCTCGGTGGAGCGGAAGCCCCAGAGAGCCGTGCCCCCGTCGCCCATGCGCGGGGCGATCACATGCGGAGGATTGGAAGTGGAGTAAGACATGATCAGGGTCCTCCGTTATGCGGACACGTAGGCCGAGCCGTCATGATTGATGACGACGACGCCCGAGTTCTGGAGCAGCACCGAGCCCATGAAGATCGAAGCGCGGCACCACGAATAGTTCTGCTCCTCGTCCATGCCGACCGCGGTATCCATCGCCATGGTATTGGCGGCGTGACCGATGGCCGACTTGTGGTAGAGGAAACACTTCTCCGCGCTGGTCCCGACGCCCGGGAGATTCGGGTGCGAGGTGATCAGCACGTTCCGCCAGCGATACGCCATCGCCTTGTCGCGCCAGTCCGCGCTGTTGCCAGCGAAGGTCTTGGCGTCGACATACTGCGCGTTGGAGAATTCCGGCGCCTGCTGCAGATACGCCAGCATGGCCGGCGTGCAGAGCAGGGTGATGTTGCCGTCCCACGGCACCGAAGCGTTGCCGAGGATCACGGACGCCTTCTGGAACAGGTTCACCGAACCCGTGACAGCCGTGCCCGTGTTGAGCGTGCCGGTGTTGAGCTGGGTGATGATGTCGGAATCGATCTTCCGATTGATCACGCCCATGGTCGTCTTCTGCATGATCGCGCGCTGGTTGCCCTGCGAGGCGAAGATGTTGAAGCCGGTCTTGCGCACGAGGTCGTGCCACTCGACCAGGGTGGCCGAGGTCTGGGTCAGGTCGTCGCCACGGGCCTGGATCAGGCCGTTGACGCCGCGGGTCACCGCCTCCGCACCACCGGAATCGGCGATCAGGAAGGTCGCGGTATTGCCCTTGATGACGGCTTCCGTCGTCACCGTGTCGCGAAGCAGAGACTGGCCCTGCTCGAAGCCGGCAATGAATTCCTGCCGGTACTGGATTTGGAATGCGGTTTCGGCCATAGCCGATTTCCCTTCGTATCGAAGATCAAAGGACGATCCGCGACGCGGGGTATCCGTGCGTTGAGGCTTGAGGCCGGGGTCACCGTAGCCGGGAGGCTTTCGCGCGCTCAGGCGCTAGTCGCGTCCGTTGTGGCTTTCGGGTCCGTCCTCCCAGCCGAAACGGGGCCGAGCGTGGACTATGTTTCCCTCTCAGCCGGGCCGATGAACGGGGTGTCCAGCATCGAGATTGAACACGACGCTGAATCCGATTGGCGGGGTGTCAATAAGGAAGGGCCCCCGGCTTGTGACCGGGGGCCCCTATCGTGTGACCGATATGCCTGACCGGGTTACGCGGCCTTCCCCGACCGCTCCGCAAGCTTCAGCCGCGCCTCGAGCAGTTCGCGATAGCGGGTCTGCATCTTGTCGTCCGCGTTATAGGCCTTGCGGTCCTCGCGCATGACCTTCTCGATCTTGGCGATCTCCTCGTCCACGCCCTGCGCCTGGTTGCCGCCGGAGCCGGGGACGATGGTGCCGATCGGGTTGATCTCGCGCGCCTTCGCCGCGAACCATTTCACGATGTCGGGGTGCGAGAAGATCGGCGTGCCGTTCGCGAGACGGGCCGACAGGAGCAGGTCCTTCGTCCCATCGCCCGGCAGCGTATCGAGGAAATTGTGCAGCACGTTGATTGTGGGGCGGTATTCGTTCCCCCATTCCTGCCGCAGCGCGTCCTCGGTCGCCATTCGCGCCGCGTCGTCCTTCTTGGCGATCTCGGCCTTTTCGGCATCGATCATCTTGTAGTAGGAGCCGATCGCCGCCTGCACCTGTTCGGGCCGCGCATGGACCTTGTGCATTTCCTCGGCAAAGGCGGTCAGGCGCGGTTTGTCCGCGTCACCGATCACGAAGCCATCCGGCTTCCAGTCCTGCAAATAGCCCGCCGCTGTGTCGGGGATTCCCGCGTCCTTGCGCCATGCCGCAAGATCCTCGGGCTTGGCGTCCTTGCCCGGCGCGGCCTGTTTCAACTGGCCCGACGATACCATCTTCTCGAGACTGCGGACCTTCTTCGCATAATCGCCCGGCGTGGCGTAGCGGTCGAGCTGCTTGCGCAGCGTGGTGTCCTCGCCGGCCAGCCGGTCGCGCCAGTCCTCCGGCCAGTCCGCCGGGGCGGCTGCGGGCTTGTCGTTCTTCGGGTCGGAATGCAGTGCGGTCTGCGGCTTTGCAGGGTCCGGCGCGGTGCCGGCGGCAGGAGCAGCGGGTGCGGCCTTCGGATCGGCGGCAGGGGGTGTGTTCAGGTTCGGTTCGTCAACCATTGGTCTTCTTCCTTTCGACTTCCTTCAGCCGTTCGATATTCAGTTTCGAGAGCTTCACGATCTGCTGGCCGACAAACATCCGGCCGCACGCAAAATCCGTCAGGCGGGTGTCCTGCAGCGAGAACGGTTGATCGTAGGTCCCGCACGCCTTTTCGATGATGAACCGGGCGGCTCGCCGCTGCTGGTCCGCGCTCGCCACGCCTTCGATCCATGCCTGGATCGCGGCGACATCCGCGATCTCGTATTCAGGGGGCGATATGGCGGCCGGCGCTTTCCTCATGCCGCCACCGCGTCAGGAGTGGCGCGGGCTGCAGCAAAGTCCTTCGATGCGCGGCCCGCGTTCATGGCGATCTCGGATGCCGCCGAAGCCGTCTGCATCGCTACCGCCTGCTGCTTGGCCTTCTCCTGCGCCTGCTCCAGCGCCGCGACTTCCTTCTCGTCGCGGCCCCATTTCGCCGGGACGCCGATGCCTTCCAGTGCATCCCGCAACGCCGTGCGCGCGTCGACAAGCGCGCCGGCCCCCGGGTCGAACTGCAGCGCGATCGACAGCAATTCCGCACCCTCGCGGAACCTTTGCCCCTTCACGCGATCGATGGCCTCATTCAACGGGGATTCGAACTTGAACTGCACCTCGGCGCCGCGCAGCGATTCCGGCATGTCTTCGGCACCGCCGAACGCGCCGGCCCGCAGCAATTCCTCGAAGGTCATTTCGCAAAGCTGGCCGTTATACTCCGCCTCCATCGGCTCGAAGATCGGCATGGCCTGGCGGATGTATTCCTGCACGCGCTGGCCGACCTCGAACGCGGTCATTTCCTTTTCGGGCGGCGGCATGGTCAACTTGTTGAGCAGGAACGCCTGCGAGATCATTTCGCGGGTGTCGCGCTGCATTTCCAGCCCGTAGCGGATGCCGGACGTGTCCTGCGTGATCGGGCGCAAGGCCTCGCCCAGCCGCTCGTCATATTCGGCGTCGACCCATGTGGTCCCGCCGGCAAAGAGTTGAAGGTCGGAGCGCACCACCTCCCGCGTCGCGATCATCGGCGGGGTGGCCGCTTTCTCGCCCGCCTGCAGCAACGCATAGGACATCGACTGGATCAGCCGGCCGTCGGGGAGAGCGGCGATGGTCGCCGGGCTATGCGCGTATTGCGAACCGGAAATGGTCTGCCACCGCGGGATGATGTATTTCCGCGTCCAAGACCCGACTTCCTCCATGATGTGCCCGTTTTCGACATCGACGAAAATCGAGACGAACGGCTGCATCGGCTTCTTGCCGCCTTCCGTGGCCGGCGTGTAATAGGCCGCCGGAATGACGATGTGGCGGCATTCGAACTCGAAATATGGGTCCTTGTCGTTCTTCTCCTTGACCTTGGCGTGGACCTTGTCCCCGAACAGCCGGATCAGTTCCCGCGCCGTCGGCTTCCACTTGCGATGCACGGTGTCGATCGATCCGGTCTCGTCCTCGCACCAAACGACGTCGCGAAGGTGCCAGGTCCGGTAGAGCAGCGCGTTGATCTTCGGGTTGACTTCCATCGTCATCGGGGCCTGCCCGAATGTCGCAAAGTCGTGGTCGGCCTCCTTTGCCGCACGGGCGAGACCGGCCGCGCGGTCGTACATCGCCCGCTTCTGCAGGCCGCCCGCCCATTCCAGCCAGGCATTGCCCTGCTTGTCCTCGCGCTCCGGCCGCGCCGTGCGCATGGAGAACCAATCCTTGCTGTTCGGGCGCAGCATGGAGGACAGCGCATTGCCGAGCTCGCGCCGGCAGAGCAGCGGATAGGAGGACGTCAGGTGATCGGCAAACCCGTCCCCGAGCGAACGGATGACCGTGAATTCCGCCCGTTCGGGATAGAAGTTGTCCGCGATCTCCTGCCAGAGCGAGAGCAGCGGAACCCGCTTGTCGAACAGGTGATCGCCCTGCTTGATCAGTTCTTTCGCGCGCTCGTCCATCAGCCCAGCCTCTCGGTCAGGATCGTGCCAACGGGTTGCGGCGCCAGTGCCGCCTGCGCCGCCTTGCGCTGCTTGCGCGACTGTTCCGGCGTTACTCCGACTTCCATCACGCCGCCCATGTCCTCGTCGGCAGGCGAGGCCTCGGGGGGCGCCGACAGCGACATGATCGTCGGGGCCGGGGTCAGTGCCGGCTTCTGGCGCGGGCTACCCATCAGGTCAGCCTCACTGCAATGCCGTTCTGCGCCAGGTCGCGCTTCAGGCCTTTCGGGGTCTGTTCCGTGAAATGAAAGATCGATGCGGCTGCAACCGCATGCGCGCCGGCGCGAAGCGCCTCCGCCATGTGTTGCGCATTGCCGCACCCGCCCGATGCCACGACAGGGATGCTCACCGCGCGCGAGACCCTGCGGATCAGGTCGACGTCATAGCCCTGCATCGTGCCGTCGCGGTCGATGGCCGTGATCAGGATTTCCCCCGCCCCCAGCCGTTCGCAATCGGCCGCGAATTCAGCCGGGTCCAGGCCGGTCGGAACACGACCGCAATGGGTGACGACCTCCCCGCCTTTAACGTCGATCGACACGACCACGGCCTGCGCGCCGAAGGCACGGGAGGCCTTTTCGATCAGGAGCGGGGTTTCGACCGCCGCGGTATTGATTGCGATCTTGTCGGCGCCCGCGAGCAGAAGGTCACGGAAATGCTCAGGCTGCGTCACGCCCCCGCCGACCGTCACCGGCATGAAGCATTCGCCGCACAATTCGCGCACCGTCGCGATGTCGGGGCCACGCATCGCGGGAGTGGCGGCGATGTCGAGCAGGATCAGTTCGTCGACGTCGCGCATGTTATAGACCCGGACCGCCTGCATGGCAGTGCCGACCCCCCGCCATGAATCGAAGGCCTGGCCCTTCACGCAATGGGTGTCCTTCTGCAGGACCGTCGGGATCACGCGCGTCTTCAGCATGTCAATGAACCTCGAACGACGGCCGAGGCCAGCCGTCCATGCCGAACGTGAACAGCGCCTTGTTTGCGAAACGGTGGCAGACCTCCATGAATTCCGGCCGCACCATCCCGATCGCGGCGAGGACGTCATCGAGCCGCTTGCCGAGACAGGTTTCCGGGAATGCGCCGTCATGCCGCTTCACCATTGCAAGCCCGGTTGCCCGCGTGATCCGGCCGCGCCGGATGTGGCTGCAGGCAATATCGGTCGCCCGGCCAAAGCCGAACTTGAGCCATTTGAAATAGTCGTGAATCCCGGTCTGGTGATTGTCGAGGTTTTCGTAGTTGGCCAGCGACCCCTCGACCGCATGCGGCCACGTCTCGAAGCCGTGCGCCTGGGCGATCAGCGCGTTCTGCATGCCGTCCCATGGGAAATAGTGCCCGAGGAACAGCCCGGTCACGCCGGACGCCGCCAAGTCCTCGTCGGACGGGTAGCGGTACTGGATCAGGTCGCATTCGGTCGCGATGCCTGCATCCTCGAGATCGGCGACGCGAAGGCCGAGCAGCCCGCCGAATTCCTCGAGCCATGCCCGGGTCAGCGTGTTATTCCCCTGCGCCGCGGCAGGCCCGCCATATTCGTTCTGCGCGTTCTCCCCCCAGACGATGAGTGGAACCTTGAACTTGCAGGCAATGCGGACAGGGACGGTGAAGATCGAAACGTGTTCTGGCCAGGATATGTCCCCGACCTCGCACAGCGCGAACCTGTTGATCTTGCGCCGGACCTTCGGGTTAAGCTTGACCTCGATGTGATCGACGCCGAGGCGGCCGATATTGTCGAGATTGCGCCGGCCAATGTCGGAAAGGTCGTCGGTCGCAGCCGTGACGCAAAGCGGGTTGAGCCCATGTTCGAGCAGGGTGACCACCTGGTAGGTGGAATCCTTGCCGCCGGAGACCGGCACGATGCAGTCATAGGTGCCGCGCCCGCGGTATCGATCGGTCAGGGCGATGAATTCCGCCTTGCGCGCCTGCCAGTCCACGTCCTTGCGCTGCTCGAACGCATCGCAGGCCGAACACACGCCGTCGGCACGGAAAGACAGGTCCGGCTTCGAGGACGGGTAGAGACAGCGGGTGCAGTAGCGCAGCGTCAAGCGAGCTTTTCCTTCGACCCGCCGAGCTTGGTTTCCGTCAGGATGGTCGAGGCCCGTCCGCTTCGCTGGGACAGGCCGGACATTTCGCGCCGCCGCGCCGCAAGGGCCGCGTCGTCATCCGGGACCGGCATCGGCGCGGGAGGCTTGATTTCCGGTGCAGGAGGAGCCGCGGGCGCGCGATTGTTGTTCGCCATGATGGTCGACGTCGCCCCGGCAGCAGCCGACACGACGAGCGCGAGCGAGAGCGGATCAGCCATGGCAGGCCCTCTTTCAATACCGCTGGCCTTTCGGCCGGCGCGTGACGACTTGCGGGGTCCGGTTCCGACCGAACGAATGCTCAGCCCATTTCCCGCCGGGGATGTTCGCGATGGTGCGGCCGGCAGACCACGCCATCACCACGGCATCGCCGCGATCCGTCGAACGGCCGAGCCGTTCGCAAACATCTTCCTTCGCTTCGACCTTGATACCCTTTGAGCCAACGTCAAACGTCGGCGCGGTCAGGTCGGCGACCAGCGCAGGATCGTCCGGCAAGGCGATGGCCGACCCGCCAAACTGCCCGGGATCCAGCGCCTCGCGGAACCGCCAGATCACTTCCGACCGCTTGTTGGCGAAGCCGAGCTTCTTGTCCGCGGTACGGACAACCGACCCTTCAGCGCCCTTGTGCGCGACCGCTTCGATCCCGTTCTCGACAAGTTGCTCATAGACCGGCCCGCCATAGCCCCCGCCCATGTCCACCACGACGACGGCGCCATCCCTGCGATGCGACACGACGATGCCGGCGCAGAACTTGCCCACCCGATCGATCGGGATTTGCTTGCCCGGGACTTCGACCATGGGGGCGAACCAGCTATCGTAGCGGGACGCGATCACGAGCGGATCCGCACCGCCCCCCGACGCATCCACGCCCATGGCACACATCGGCACGCCGCGGGGCGGCTCAGGCGTCCAGCGCGCCTGCGCCATCTTCACCCACTCGGTCGGGATGACCTGGTTCGGCACGTCCACGAATGCCGTCCGAAACCCGCCCATGAGCAGCGACCGATAAGGCTCCGGCATCGCATCGATCTGGCGCTCATAGTCGGTCCCGACGTAATAGGGGTTATCGGCCACGGACGCGGGGATGTAGGTGCGCGACGTCGGCCGCATCACCTTGCCCTTGATCTCGCGGCTGTCGTTCGGCCCGTCGACCCAGAGATCGTTGCCGTCCTCGTCCGATATGACCCAGCGCAGTTCGCCGGGGCGCGCGGGGTTCGGATGCTTCGGGTCGAGCCACGGCCCGAACATCTTGGTCACCCACAGTCCTTCGGGGCGGAGCGGCGGGTTCGTCGCCAGCACCGTCCGGCACCGCTGGCCCTGGATTTCCGTGCGCACCCAGCCCATCAGGAAGCGGACCTGCGACTCCGCAAAGTGCGTGGCCTCGTCGATGCCGAGCAGGTCGCGACCCTGCCCCATCGTGCCCTGCTCGTCACCGACCCGGTGAGCGGCACGGAAATAGATCGTTTTCTCGTTGTCGATGCGCAGCCTGGGCGGAGGCGAGCCGTTGAAACCCGACCGGCTCCCGTTGATCTTGAGCGCATCCTCGATCAGCCGCTCGAGATCGCCGTATTCGCGGCGCATGACCAGCGAACGCCGATGCTCGTTGAAGGCGAGGCCGAGGATCAACTGGCTCTTGCCGCCGCCCGGTTCGCCGCCATACAGCAGGCAATCGGCCTTCGAATAATAGGCATCCGATTGCGGCCCGGGGTTCGGAAACCACCTGTACCGCTTGCTCTCCTCCGCGACCTGGGCGTCAAGCGCGGCTCTCGCCTGCGGAGGCATGGCGCCGAGCGTGGCAAGCAGTTCGTTGAGGACGGTCATCCTTCGAGGCGGTCCGACCCTTTCGTCACCATCAGCGGGATATCAAGCACCGGGTCCGGGATGACCCACCCCTGCCCGATCCACGTCTTGCGGACGTATTCGTTGTTCTCGTGCGCGCCCTGCAGGAACTTCTTCTCCATCGCCGCAGCCATTTCGCGATTGTTGCAATCCGCGATACGCGCCTCGAGCTCGTGCGAGCGGACCAGAAGCTTCACGTGCATCGGGTCGTCTTCGCAGAAGCCATACAGCGGCGCCGGACGCAGCAGATCGCTCTCGGGCGGCACCGTGACCTTGATGCCGGCCAGAGCCGCAAGCTGCAGAAAATACTGGCAGCCGGCGCGCTGGTAGCCGTATTCCTCCGTGGCGCTCATATCCACGCCCCACAGGCCGATCTCCTCGACCCCGTCCTGTGACAGAGCCATGGCGAGCATGAAGGCGAGCGAGGACGTGAAGAAGAACGGGCCGTACCGTTCGATCATCCTGTCCTTCGGATAGGCGCGCGAGGTTGGAATCTCGGGGACCGGCGCGATCATCCAAACCGCGGGGACCTTACCCATCCATGCGATGTAGTCCGGCTGGAACCAAGGCTTGCCCGGTTCCCACCGATGGATCTCGAAGTGCATGTCGGAGCGGCGGATGTTCGGCACCGCCCCGGGCGAGCATGTCCAGATCGACCAGGACGGGTCCTCATACGGCGCAAGGCGAACGGATGACGGCGCGGAGCCGACCAGCGCGACCTTCATGGGCAGCACCCCTTACGAGGTGCCGCTTAGTGCCGTATCCGTCGAGGTGCGGCCAATCACCGCCCAGATTGCCGTCGAAAGGCTCTGCAGCGTCACGGAGGCACCGCCCTGCGCCATGGTGATCTTCACCATCGTGGCGCCTTCGGTCGACTGGAAGTAGGAGGCGGTCGAAGCGCGCGTGATGGTGCGGACCAGCGTCGAGGTCGTCAGGGTCGTGATGACCTTGCGGATGCCGGCCGCCGGCGGATTGGCGAGCGTGTAATCGGTCGAGGCCGACGACAGTGTCGCGATGCCGCGGGTGGCAATGGCCCCGCCGTTCGCCGTCGAATACGCGGTAACGGTCGTTTCGTCCCTGATCTGGAGCTGCGTTTCGGAGCCGGCGTCCCCGATATAGACGTCCTGCACCTTGATGCCGGCCAGGTCGCCGGTCAGATAGTTGTCCTTGTCGAGGCCGACGAGGCGCCCAAAGATGGAACGGAGAACGGAAGCCATGACGATTGCTCCTTCGCGCGATTGCTATTGCTGGGCCGAGCAGGCCTATACCAAGGAACCTGAATCCGATTTGAAGGCGGTCAAGCTTACAGACCGTTGCCGGGCTGGACGTACACCGATGCCGTGCCCGCGCGCGTGATGACGGAGACGTAGGTCGCGTTCACCGGCTTGCCGAGACTGACTTGTGTGCCCGCGAGGACCGGGATGCTGCCATAGGTGCCGGACGTGGTCGGGACGGTCGCCGTTACCGTCGACGTGCCGAAGTTCACGAAGACCGTGTTGCCGCCAGGCTCGACCGTGACCGTGCAATGCGGGGATGGACTGACAGTGCCGCCGCTCACCATCGGCTGGGCCGTCGACGTGGTCGTGGCCGAGACCAGCACACAGTTGGAATCCTTCAGGAAGGGCTGCATGGTCAGTTGACCTTCTCGATCGTTGCAAAGGTGAAAGTCTCGGTCGTGGACGCGCCGCCGGACTGATAAGTCAGTTCGAACAGCAGCGCGCCGGTCGTATCGACCGCCACCGCCGACGTGATCGCGCCACCGGATGCCGCCTGCGTGGCGTGGTTGACCGTGATGACGCCCAGGGCCGTGCCGCCGGCGCCGACCGTCACGATGCGGACATCCGCAGCCATTTCAAACGGCGCATCCGTGCGGCCGGTGGCACCGTAGGCATAGGTCAGTGCCGCCGGGATATTCCCGGTCAGTGTGGTCGACCCGATGCGAATGCGATAGGTTCCGGTCGTCGGGGTCGTGGTGTTGGTGTGCAGGCCCCGAACCGTGACGCGGAAATGGTCCCCCGCCTTCAGTTCATTGGCCGCGAACGACTTAACCGCGATCTGCGTCTCGGTGTCAGCGATCGGGCCGACCGCCGCCGTGTTCTCGGTCAGCAGCTTCGAGAAGATGGAAACTCCGCGAACGGACATGCCGGTCAGCCCTCGATTGTTCGTCGAGACGCTGAATCCGGCTCTCCGGTTTATCAAGCGGCACGGGCACATCCTCGAAGGCCCAGCCGGGGAGCCATTGCGCCATGCGGTTGGCGTCCTTTTCACTGGCCATCGCGCAGCCCCCAGATCAGCCAGGGGATCAGGAAATACTCGACAGCGAGCAGCACCAGCACGCCGCACAGAAACCCAAGGGCGAAGGCCGTCATGCCGATTCCCCTTTCCGAACGCCCTGCGCCAGAAGGAAGGCCAGGCGCTTGGCGACTTCGAAATCGTCCAGCGCCTTGGTTTCGATCGGTCCGCCGTCGGGGCCGGAATGTTCCTGCTTCTCGATCAAGAGGCCCGCGACCTTTGCCTTGCCCATCGATGCGGAGACGGCAGGCGCGGGCTGCTCGATACGGATTGCGAGCGAGCGGGCTTCCTCGAGTTCGGCCAGCACCTTCGCGATGGTGATTTCGGCACGCAGGGCGGCTTTTCCTGTAATCTCCTTTATGCGGTCCTGTATTTCGGGGCGGGTGTTGAGTTTGCTGGCGTTTCCGTCGTTGTGGCGGTATCCGGCCAGCACATAGGCCTCGGTCACGGTTTTGCCCTGCGCGACTTCCTGCGCGAACAGTTCGTGCTTGGGGTTCTTGAGGACAGGCATGGTCAGAGGGTCAATCCGTTGAGGCCCTTCGACAATGTCTGGCCTGCTCGATATCGCGCCGGAATGGATTACTCAGGCGAAGGGTCTCTTTGGATGCCCATGTGCATGGTTCGTCCTCCCACGCTCGTGATGCGGCTTCCAGGAAACGTCGCTTCTGCCCCCGCAGTCTCCGCGTCACCCTGTAGAACGCACACAGGGCGCGCACGATGAACGGGGAATGGGTCATGTGCTTGCCCTCGTCGCTGAAAGCTTTTTGTCGAGCGCGGATCGGCCGGGCTCAGGGTCACCAAGGATCTGGATGGCGAGCCGACGGGCCTGCAGTTCACGAGCCACGGTCTTGGCCTTGTGCCCGAACGGATTGTGCGCGAACTTGGTCCGGTGAGCCGTCGCGCTGATGTCGTAGCGGGGGCGATTCGCGTGCCCGTCGTCATGTGGCGTGTCCGGGACTGTCCGGGACACCTCACGCTGATTCGCGCGCTGCTTCCGCTTCCTCTCGCGCTCGTACTGGCGAATGGCTTCCTGCCCTGCGCTCAGCGACTCGATCATGTCGGCGATGATGCGGAGACCTTTTGCCGTCACGCCTGCAGATGCAAGTTGCCGGAAATAGCCAGCCAGCGTCGGTGAGTTCTTGGCGTCTGCCATCATGCGACCACCCCAAGCTTTCGCGACGCCCAATAGCGGTTGAACGCCTCCCCCGCGCTGCTGACCGCAAGGCCGCCGCGGAACTGATGCGCTGGCGTGTCCTTTTTCCCGCAATTGCAGGGGATGCATGCCAGCGCCAAGTTGTCAGGGTGGTTGGTCCCGCCCCGCGCCGCCTCCCCTTTGCGTGCGGGGGCGCGCTTCTTCGCCCATGCCTGCAGTTCATGTGAAACGCCGTCCTTCGCCACGCCTTCGGCCTCGCATTGCCGGACCCAGAGTATCCGGTTGGCCTTGTCGATCGGGTGTTCGCGGTCTTCGGGTTCGTCAGCCATCACGCGACCTCCTCCGCATGGTCCAGCACCGTGTAGCGGCATGTCGCGCGGTCGTAGGACATGCGGACTTCGCCTTTTTCGCCCGTCTCCTCGAACCGGCATTTGGCGATGCGTATCACGGCTTCGTTGGTGTAGGCGTTGGGCCGGTCGATTACGACGCCGTGGTCGCATTTGTTGAACCAGTGCGCCGATCCCTCGATGTCGTAGAGCGTCGGCGGGCGGCTCTTGCCGTCCTTGCCAACTTCCTTGGTCGGGTGCGCGATGACGATCACAGCCACTTCGTAGAGCCGCGCAAACCGCTTGAGCGCGCGGATGCCCCGCCCGATATAGTCGGTCATGGACTCGTCTCGCCGCCGGGCATGTTCGACCTCGTTCCAGGGGTCAATCACGAGGCACCGGATGCCATCCCGCAGTACCGCGTCGGTCGCCTTGTCGATGATCCAGTCGAGATCGAAGTCCTCGTCGTCGCGGCCGGTCGGGTCGGAGTCGATGAACACGAAAAAGTCGTCGATGAAGGCGTCGATCTCCGGCCGCCCCTGACCCGACCCACCCTTGATGCGCCGCAGCTTGTCCCTCAGATGCGGAACCGTCCGCATTTCCGGGGAAAAGATCGCGCTGCGCCAGCCATGCTTTGACGCGAGATTGCACAGCAAATTCAGCGTCCATGTGCTCTTTCCGTGCGAGGGAATCCCCGTCACGACCATGAACTCGCCGGGGAACGGCTTGATGTGCTGGTCGAGCGTCCACCAGCCAGTCGAGACACACGGGACCGCAGGCACTTCGGGATATTCGGACAGCCGATAGAGGCCACGCACAGGGTAAGGCTTGGCCGCGTTCAGCACCGCCGCGACATGCTCCCGGCCATGCTTGACCAGCACGTCGTTCAGATCCTTGCAGTCGGCCGGGAAGTTCACGAACAGGCACCGCGAGGCCGACAGCCGGCGGACCAATTCGGCCGCGAGGCGCTTTCCCGGCGCATCGTTGTCGACCGCGATGATGAACCGGCGGATGCGTTTCAGCCGGTCGCGGTTGTTCCAGATGAATTCGAATTTCCCGGTCTGCTCCGCCGCCTGGTCGAGAGGCTGCAGGTCTTCCGGCTCCTCCCCTTCCGGCACGGCCGGCGCACCGTCAGCGACCGAGACGGAAAGCGGAAATCCGCTGTCGATCGCCGAGAGCGCGTCGAGCTCGCCTTCGGTGATGACCAGCGGCAATTGCCCGGTCTCGAGCGCGGGGTCGTCCAGCGCGTCGGCATTCCAGAACGTCCGGCGCCCGCCCGTGCGCTGCCAGAATTTCTTTCCCGGCGCGCGGTATTTCTCGTTGACGACGCGGCCATGTTCGATGAACGGGAACACGATCACGTTGCCTTCGGGGTCTGGAATCGAGGCCCCGTCCGCGGCGCGGCTAGCGGTATAGATCGCGAACCGAGCGGCTGTGTCCGGGTTGATGGCGCGGCGCTCGAAAGCTTCCAGGCCGATCCTGCCGAGAATGTTGGTCATAGCGCCCCCCTCCGGTCCATCCACAGTGGTTGCAGCCGAACATCACCCCGTCGGCGCCGATCGTGACGCCGAGACATCGGAGCCTTTGATGTGCCTTCCGGCGCTTGTGCGAGCATTGCGGGCATGTCGTGTAGTACCTTCCGATGGCCGACGATTTGGTGTTGATGCGGTGTTCGCGCAAAATCTCGTCGGCGGTTTTCATAGCCGTGGGTCCACTGTCCGTTCGGGCGGATCGGCGCCGCGGATGATCGCGCCGACGTATTCGCGCGGGTTCGATTTGGTCGCGGCCGTCTCGATTGCGGCTCTGGCGAGCGGGATATTTCCGGCCTTGGCTTTCAGCACCTTGGCGATGAGGCCTCCGGCATCCTTGCCGAGAATTTTCTTGCCCCGGTCGAACAGGTCGGCTTCGTCCGTTTTCGGTTGCGCGCCGTCAGGCGCGGCATCTTTCTTTTCTTTCTTCTTTGGTTCTGATTCTGATTGGCATTGCTGTCGCAGTGCGGTCGCATTGGCATCGCCTATGCGGTCGCTATGCGGTTGCCATCTTGCGATTGCCCCTGCCTTCCCGGCTTCGGATGCTTTTTTGTGTTTGTTTTCAGCCTCGACAAGTTCGCGCTCGATACGGCTGTGTTGCCATTTGCCATCCTCGATGATGAAAAAAGGAACGAGCAGCGGCCTCAGCTTTTTCCATCGCGCCGTTGAAGATTTTGTGATGGTCGCCAGCACGTCGTCGTCGTCCGGCGGTGCGCCGCGGGTCCAGTAGTCGAGCATGATGAGGACATAGGCGCCGTGCGCCTCGGTCGACAGCCTGGCCGTGTCGCGGAGATAGTCCCCGACGTAGAACGGGAAATAAGGGAGCGTCGTCATCGCCCGCCCCCGTATGCGCGCCACCAGCGGGTCATGGGGCGATCTCCGGCCAGAGGTGCTTGCCACCGACCTTGATCGCTGCGCGGAGCCGGCGCCGATGCTTCTCGGTCTTGGTGACGCGCTCGCAGAAGTCGGAAACCTCGGCCTTGCTGGCTTCGACCATCGCCGTGGTCGGGTCGGCTGGGACGATGTGCAGATTGTTCTGTGCCAGAACGCGGACAAGGGTTGCCGCGCTGATCTCGGCCCCGGCTTGGATGAGAATCCAGTCCAGCGATCCGCCGCGCGGGCGGCGCTGTTTCGGCTGGCGCGCGCCGTCCCATATCTCGCGGACGAGCTGGTGGATGTTGTTCGGGTTGGTCACGCCACACTGCAAACATGCCTGCACGATGGCATAGCCGTATTCGTGGACGCACTGCCGCAAGGCGGGCGGCATGGCCTCGATGTCTTCGAAGGACCGCTCTGTGCGTTCGCGGATTCTTGCGCTCATGCGGCGCCCCCGTCGCGATGCAGCCAGCCGATCGATGCCGGCCCCGCATGCGCCTTGTCGAAGACCAGCCAGCAGAAATCCTGCTTGCCGCCGCCTGGCTTTTGGCCTGCCGTGATCGTGAAGCCGGGCGGCATGGAAGGACCCGGCGTGAGCAGCCATATGCGGGCCAGCGGCGTATCCTCGAGCCAGCGTGCGGCCGGTAGCGTGCGGACGAGCCAGATCAGCGCGACCTTGCGCTCTGCAAGTTTCAAAGCCTGCATCGCGTATTGGCGGAAAATGTCGAACGGGGGATTGCTGACGATGTTCGGGACCGAGCGCGAAACCGAGAAGAAATTGATCGCGCCGTTCATGTGCTGGTAGCCGCGGTCGACCAGATCGGTTGCGGTCGTGAGATACCCGGCGACGCGGGCCGATTCCGGGATCCGCCCGAAGCCGCAGGACGGATCGTAAATCTCGCCTTCGAACCGCTCGACTTCGAACAGTCGGCGCGAACACCATTCCGGTTCGACGTAATGCTCGTGTTCTTCACGCTCCCAAATGTGTGAGTTTTCCGCGCGCGCGATTCCCTGTTGCATCAGAATTCCTCCCGCTGCCAGCCGCCGCCGTCTTTCTTGGCATTGGCTTTCACGGCAATAAATCGGAAGGGATACTTGTCGGCGGCAACCTTGATCTTGACCCGCGCGTCGTCCTGCCAGAAGCCCTTGACCTCGTGCAGCTCGATCACGCCGTCTTTCGCCATCACGGCAAAGTCGGGCGTGTAGAACGTGTTGTCGGCGAGGCGCAGTTTCACCGCCTCGAAGGCGTACCAGGCGACTTCGCCGGCACGTTTCAGCAATTCCAGGTGATCGGAATACGCGGCCTCGGTCTTGTTCATCGTGCCTGTCGGCAGACGACCAAGAGCGAAAGCGGGCGGCACACCGAATGGCCGGTCGCGAAATGAAGGCTTCCCGAGCATATTCCCCGTGCGACAGTTTGTATTCAAACAAGAACGCTGGAGACTATGTCCCCAGCGCCCTTCGCATCGCGGCATGTGACGCTTCGATATTGCTGACCGTCGCGTGAGCCTCGCAGATCATGTCGTTGAGCCGTTCCACCACGGCCTGCGGCGCATCGGTGATGGCGCTCTTGGCGCTGGGGTTGACCGGGAAAGGGCCCCCGACCGTGGTAGCGAGGTCGTGTTCCGAACCATTGAGCGAATAGAGTCGCTTGTTCAGTTCTTCGAGAGACGACAGAGCGCGGATCAGCGTCGGCACGGCTTGGGCCGAAGTTTGCCCCAAAGCTCGCGTGTCGACGAACGGTTCGGTCGCAGGGTACGAGTAGGTTGCTACCATGTATTTTCTCCATGAGCGATGTTGTCCGGCACCCCTGCCGGTTGGTACGCTTGGACCTGGAACTAGGATTCGACGGTTTCTTCGAGGCACTTCAATTTCGGCAGCGAAGGCTGCGGACGTTTGGGCGCTCGCTGTTCCTGATCGGACCTGATGATCTGCTTCAAGATTTTCTCGCGGGTCTGGGGCTTCTTGCCCCACTGCGCGTTGAAGGCGGGATTCCACCGCTTGCCGGTCATGCCGCCTCACTCCCGTTTGAAAATCTCGTTGACGACGGCAAGCACAACGGAGATCGGCGGCTCTTATTCGTCGGCGAGCCATCGCTTCGCCGTTCGTTCGTCACGGCCCGCGATCGCCGCAAGCTTCGCGGCAATCTTTTCGTCGGGCCAGATAACCCTGCAAACATTGGCGAATTTTGATGGCCGGACAATTTTGTCCCTGCCCGACAAAATGCGTCCCTCGATTTCCCTGTGTTCGGCAATTTGCTCCGTCGATACTGCACGCATGAAACGACCCCTCGACGCGACAATGAGCCCGGCACTTGAAATCCTGCGCTATCAGCGCGCGATGCGGCGCGAACTCGCGCGCGAAATTGGAAAGCTTCTGTCATATCGGAAACTCGCCGGGGCATCCCCTTGTCCGGCGAGAAAGGGCCGGGAGAGCGCGTCGCGTATCGCTCTCCCGGCAGGCCCGCCGCTGTGTCGGGGAGGGGTCGGGGTGCGGCGAGATTCGAATTGTCGTGATGCTTCACCGGCATGAAACGCCAGCGCATCGCCGTGCGTCCGTTGATGACGACGAAGCCCTTCATGCCGTCCTCCGCAGGCCGGCGGGGATGTCAGGGAATTCGGTGATGGCTTCGGCGCGGCCGCAAGCCTGCGTCACCGCAGGCTCACTCTCTCCGCGAGAAAGAGAGCTCGTAGACTGCCGCGCCGAACTCGGTTCCGGTTGCGCGTCTCGTGCGCGTGCGCGCGTAGCAACCGGCGTGCCAGATGCCAGCGCAGCCAGATATGTCTCGACAATCGCTTCGTGTTCCTCGATCTCGCTCACGTCCTTGCGGCGGCGCGCGATGACGGCTTTCAACGCCTTCACGTCGAAGCCGCTGCCCTTCGCTTCCGCGTACACGTCGCGCTTGTCGTCGTTGCGTTCGCTGATCTCATGCTCGATATTTTCGATGCGCTCGACGAAAGAGCGGAGCATGTCGCGTGACGCTTGATGTGAGGCCGTCATTCGGCTGCCTCCAGAGCTTCCGCAAGATCGGGGCGCAATTCCTTCGCGGGGATGCCCGTCTTTGCGGATACGAACGGGAGAATCTTCGGCCCGATAGCCCGCTGGTTGCTCTCCCAACGCCCGACCGTCACGCCCGAAACACCAAGCTCGCGGCCAAGCGCCGTCAGCGTCAGGTTCCGAGTTTCCCGATAGACCTTTAACGGGTGCGTTTCAGCCATACCGCGTCTCCTACCACCTTGGTTTAGTTCGGTCAAGACCGAAATCAACCATCTTGGGATAGTGACGCCTACCGTTATGGTTGGGACAATCGGGGATGCCGCCGAGAATCTACCCCAAGCGTCCGCCCCGCCTGTTCATCGCCGAATGGCGGGAGGCAAAGAACCTCACGCAAGAGGCCCTAGGAGGCCGTCTGGGCGTCACTGGCGTGACCGTTTCCCGTTGGGAGACTGGCGAGCGCCGACCGGACATAGACGCACTGGCGGCCGTCGCTGAGGCTTTGGGGCTAAGTCACTGGACGGTCCTCACCCGGCACCCCGACCAGCCGAGCGCCGACGACCTTCTCCGGGATCAGCCTGTGGAAATTCAGGAACAGGCAATCCGGGTCATTCGGGCCATGCGGCAATAAAAAAAACCCCGCATTTACGCGGGGTTACTTGATTTTTCGACTTTCGAGGCCAGATCAGGTCAGGGCGGAATCGTCGCCCTGTTCGCCGGTCATCGCCTCCAAGGCCGCAAGCATGGCCTCCTTGGCCGCCCGCAGCTGCTTCGTCACGTCCCCGAGCTGCTGGTGATCGAGGCCGTACCGGGAGGGCTTTTGATTAGAAAGCCGGACCAGGTGCTTGCCGATGTTCTGGATTTGATAGGTCAGATACCGCTCAAGCGCCTCGGGGTGGCTGAGAGCCTGATGCGTCGGCAGGGGCGGCGCGACGCCATTGGTGCCCCTCTGGGCTATCTCTCGGCGGGAGTGCAGAATATCGCCAATTGCCATTGATTTCCCTCCAAATAAGTCCCCGGAAGCGGGAACCATAGCAGGATTCAACCGCCGGGAGAAGTGGCGACATTGCAACAAGCCTTTGAACCATAGGACTTATTTCACGTCCTACCATTTTGGCTAAATTTCTTTCCTCACCCCCCTTGCCATTCCTACCATCTTGGTTTAGTCTCCCTTTCATCGAACACGGCCCGAGCGGGCCAGATGAAGGGGACTGGAAATGAACCGCGTACCGGAAAATCAGACGGTTTCTTACACGACCTACACCATCGCGGTTTCTGAGGCTGCCCGCCTCCCCATCGATTTCATGAAGGCAAATGCGGCGCGTGTTGACCGCGCTTTCAACATGGGCGAGCCGATCAGCTTCATCGTTGAAGAATTGCGAATGATCTATTCGCTGCGCCGCCCGCAGCCGAGCAAGACGCCAAGGCAACTCGCCGTTCGCGTCGTCGTCGCCGCCTGACATTCAACAAGGGGAACATCATGGACAACCCGCGCGAAGCATCCGACTGGCTCTCCGGTCTTGTCGTTCTCTTTTTCCTCGCAACCTTGATCGTGGTGCTGCCATGACCGACGCAATTCAGAAATCCTACGATGAAATGATGGCGAAGCTGGCGAAGCTTTACCCCGTCGCCTCCCGACAATTCTGGCGAGCCGACGACTTCGAGGATTTGCGCGATCACCTGAAATCCATCGCCGCTGCGGTCGATGAGCACATTCTCGACTGCGGACGCGAAGCCGCATCGCAGGCTTACGGCATCCACGTCTCCGACTTCACTGGCCTGCTGACCGACGCGATGGGCGACCACGCGGTCTTTGTCCTTGACCAAGCGGCCGAAGAACTGCGCGAGGAAATCAGCACGCGCTCCGACTACGCCGAGCATAACACGCTCAACCGCGCAATGCAGGGCGTGTGATGACCGGGACCATTCTCGCGCTGTTCATGATCTTCATCGTCGGCGCGTCGTTCGGCTACGCGCTGGGATTTCTCGACGGCTACGCGCGTGCGCAGCGGTTCGCCCTGCAGGTCGAGCGCGAGCGCGATCAGATCGACATGGAACAGGCTGGGAGGATGACGCCATGACGGAGGCGCAGAAGGACCGACTGCGAACGACTGGCCTTATCGGCGGGCTGCTGGTCGCCGGTATCGCGTTCAATCTCTACGCTTTTTCCGGCGCGTTCGGAAAGCCTGCGCCCGAGGAAGGCCCGCTTCTGCGGATGCTGGGCGATCCCCGCATCCCGCCGGTCGTGGATCCTGCTCCGTTCGTGATCTTCCCGGAATATCTGGGCGAGCGCAACGCGCGATCGCGGCTCGATTCCCGCCATGCGCCGACTTTCGTTGGCTATGCGGCGCATCTGCGCGCGCGAGTCTCGACTGCATGCCTGCCGGCGCCGCTGAAAGCCGCGCTCGCCAAGGTGCAGGCCGCGTGCGAGGGCTTCGAGGTTACGTCCGCCAACCGCCCCGGCGCGCGCGTGGCCGGTTCCGGCCGCACGTCGCTGCATTCGTCGTGCAGCGCAGCGGACTTCAAGGTCCGCGTATGGGCGTGCGCGTTCCGCGTGCTTGCGTCGTTGCGCTGGCGCGGATCGATGTCGACCGACCCGACCACGGTCCGCTGCGGCGGCGCGCACTGTCCGCACATTCACGTCGGATGGAAGCCGGGCAGCGGCGAGCATGGCCGGCGCTTCGTCCACAATTCAACCCACACGATGTACGCCGCGAAGCGGAAAAAGACCCGCTATGCCCGCCATTACCGGGCCCGCGTGCAGGTCGCCTACGTGCAGGAGCGCGGGCGATGAAATGTCCTGTGCATGGCGTGAATATGTTGCCGCCTGCTGCGATTGTGGTCAGCCCCGGCAATCCGCTGCGGCGGCGCGGCGCGGTCTGTCTCGTTTGCCTCGACGCCATGCGCGAGAAAATGGAGCGGCATAAGGAAAAAGTCGCCGCGCTGCGGAAGCATCACCGAACATTCGGGGGCGTCCGCCGCGTCCATCAGGTTCCGCCCGTAACCGTCATGATGCCGAGGGATTGAAGATGAACGCTATCGCAAAGACAAAGCCCGCAGAGATCGTCGACGCCGCGACGCAGGGCATGAACCCGATGGCGCTGATCGACCGCGCCATTGCCGGCGGCGCCGGGATCGAAACCATCGAAAAGCTCATGGGCCTGCAGGAACGTTGGGAGGCCAATCAGGCCCGCCGCGATTTCAACGAGGCGGTCGCAGCTGCAAAGGCAAGCATCAAGCCCGTCACCCGCAACAAGGAAGGCCACAACGCGAAGCGGTATGCCGACTTCGCGGCCATCGCCCGCGACGTTGACCCGATCCTTGCCGAACACGGCCTGTCCTACCGCTTCCGCTCCGAACAGGGCGATCGCATCAGCGTGACCTGCATCCTCTCGCACCGCGCCGGCCATCAGGAGCAGACCACCCTTACCGGCCCCGCCGACACCAGCGGCAGCAAGAACGCCATCCAGGCCATCGGATCGACGCTGACCTACCTGCAGCGGTATTCGCTGGTGCAGATGCTCGGGCTGGCCGCGACAGACGACGACGACGGCAATGCCGGCGGCAGGGGCGAGGCGATCACGCCGCAGCAGGTCGAAACCCTGCAGGCCGCGATCAACGAGGCCGACGCCGATATCGGAGCCTTCCGCAAGTTCTTCAAGATCGAGACGCTGCCGGAACTGCCGGCCGCACGCTACGCCGAAGCCGTCGACATGCTGGCCCGCAAGAGGGCGAAGAAATGACCGTCGAAGCCCTCGACTGCGAACAGGGATCGCCGGATTGGTTCGCCGCGCGTCTCGGCATCCCCACGGCTTCGGAATTTTCGACCGTCATGGCCAAGGGCGAAGGCAAGACCCGCAGCAAATACATGCGCCGGTTGGCCGGCGAAGTCCTGACCGGCGAGCCGATGGAAACCTACACGAACGCGCACATGGAGCGCGGCAAGCTGCAGGAGGACGAGGCGCGCAATTTCTACGCCTTCGATCAGGATGCGGAGCCGCTTCGCGTCGGCTTCATCCGCAACGGGCGCAAGGGCTGCTCGCCGGATTCGCTGATCGGTGCCGCGGGCGGCCTCGAGATCAAGTGCTGCATCCCGGATATCCAGATCGAACGGCTGGAACGCGGCGACATGCCCCCGGAATTCCGCGCCCAGGTGCAGGGCGGCATGTGGGTCGCGGAGCGGGAATGGTGGGATTTCATGTCCTACTGCCCGAAGCTCCCGCCGCTGATTGTGCGCGTAAATCGCGACCACGGATACATCGCCAATCTTGCCGGGGAAGTCGAGCGGTTCAACGATGAACTGGCCGCGCTTGTCGAGCGCATCCGGCGCTTCGGCCAGCCGCAGGAGAAGGCCGCATGATCCCTCCGATCCGCTTCACATGGGACGGCGAGGCGATGGTCCCGAAATATCCTCGCCTTGCCGATCGGCACTATGTCGTCGGGGAGGAATACAGCCTCGCCCCGCACGAGGAACGCAGCGCCATTTCGCACAAGCACGAATTCGCATGGCTGCGCGAAGCGTGGAAGAACCTGCCCGAAGACCTTGCGATGCTGTACCCGACCGCAGAACACCTTCGCAAGCGTGCGCTGATCGAGGCCGGATACTACGACGAAACGATTGTGGATGCCGGGTCGAAGGCTGCAGCGTTGCGTATCGCCGCCTTCATCCGGCCTATGGACGACTTCGCGATCGTGTTCGTGCGCGACGGCTTCGTCATCAAGCGCACGGCCAAGAGCCAGTCACGCCGCGCAATGAACAAGGCGGAATTTCAGGCGTCGAAACAAGCGATCATGGACATCGTTTCCGCGATGGTCGGGGTCAGTGCCGAGACGCTACAGCAGAACGCGGCGAAGGCAGCATGACCATCCGCACGATCGGCGACATCCTGCGCAATGCCGAGGCGAGAGCCACAAGCCCGGCGCAGCAGAAGCGCAAGAAACCGTCGCTGGAAACCCAACTCGCCGCCACGCTCCTCGCCCTGGGCGATGTCCCCTATGAGGACGCCAAGAAGATGACGGCGAAGCAGATCATCAGCCTCTATCAGTTCGACCACGGGATCCTCCACGGCATCGATCCGATCAACGAATTCTGGAACTACACGCCGCGGCTGATTGCCCCCCATCGGCGCAAGTCCGCGATCGACACCGGCAAGGTCGCCAAGACGAAGCGGATCGAGAAACGATGGCGGGAGTTCACCGCGGCGATGGCGGATGGCCGCAAGCCGCCGAAGCGGGAGCGCAAGCACCGCTGGGGGTCGCGGCCATTCCAGAAGCGCGCAAGCGCATGAGGCGGGATTAAAGAGTTACCCGCGCCTCGGGGTTTTCAGGGGCTTGGAGAATGGAAATGGCAAATCACCCAAACCGGGCCAAGAATTCCGAGATTGCGGTCGTCGTGACGACATCGCATCGCGGCGTGTTCTTCGGCTACATGCCGGAGGCCGATGTCAATAACGACATCATCGCGCTTCGCGGCGCGCGTAACTGCGTTTCGTGGTCGTCGGACGTGCGCGGGTTCATGGGCCTCGCATCGACCGGCCCCAACAATAATTGCCGGGTAGGGCCAGCGGCAGACATTTCGCTCCGGGACATCACGAGCGTCATGAAGTGCAGCCCGGCGGCAACCGAAGCATGGGAGAAGGCCCCTTGGACGCGGTGATCCTACGCGGCGAGCCGCCGAAGGCGGCGAGCCTTGACGGCGACGGCTCCGGCTACGGCGACGGCTCCGGCTCCGGCTCCGGCTCCGGCTCCGGCTACGGCTACGGCTACGGCTACGGCTACGGCGACGGCTCCGGCTCCGGCTACGGCTCCCGGCCCCGGGCCCGGCCCCCCCCC